CGGCAATGCTCAAAGTCTGTCAGGTAAAGAAGCTTTCCCATTTCCTCATGTTCCACTAGATACCCGAAGTTCGGGCACGGCTCTTTATTTGCAGATGTATGTGGCAGGCTGAACGGAACTGCGCTGAACGAGTCGATTTTGAAGTATTTCTTTTTAGCAACAGCTTTTATAGTTCCGTCCGTTATGCCTAAATTTTTGATTGTTTCTGCTCCGGTATAGACCGTGATTCCAGCGTTCATGATTTCACGAACAGTTTTGTTGTGATTGCCAGTGTGATCTCCGTGTTCATGGGAGAGAAGTACGCCAGAAACATTGCTTATCTGGTAGTCAATCCCTCTAAGGATTTTCTTGTAGTTGCATCCGCAGTCAAGAAGAACAATCTCGCCTGTACTTGCCTGCAAAGCGTAACAATTTCCTGTTGAAATTATTCGCATGAACAAATGACATCACCTCGCTTTCTGTACATTGCATTTATGCTTCTAAGATATTTTCAACTTCATCTATGGCTTTCTCTAAATCGGAATAGGCATATGGTATGTCCTTCCCTCTATTTAGACTCTCTAACTCCGCATAACTTACTTTGCACATGCTGTCTCGTATCAATTTGAGTTCCCTCAACGTAAGTTCAATGGTTATTATCTGTTCCCAGTCCTTCTTGCTGTCTACTCTCTTCATACTTCATCATCCTCCGGGAATCTGAACACGATGTTTGCCGGTTCGAATTTCATATCTGGGCTGTTAACCATTGTTTTGATGATTCCAAAACCTTTTGTTGCTGCCATATTCATAAATTCCTTTTCGATATCTTCTGGAACTTCTATATTCTGTGCGAAGAATGCTCCTGTATATGTGTTGTGCAACATTTCCATAACTTTCTTAGCCTTTTCTTCTGTTGAGTATGTCGCCATAATTGTTCCTTTTTCACCAACTATCGGCACATATACTCTTATGATATTTTCTGTTCTACTTAATACTGCAATTTCATAAGGAACATCAAATTCCCCATTCTGACTAATTAATCTCACTTCATTCTCCTTTCAATATCCAAATCCATACTATGGCATAGTTTGGTGCAATTTCCATGAAGCATATGATTCTTGCATGCTCCGTATTTTTCATGGAATTTTTCTATCGACATCTTCCTGTCATTTACTGCCCGTACCCATCTTCGGATTTTTCTCTGTGTTTTTCGTTTCTTATCACCACGCAATTTTCTGATATATTTTCCTTCATCAGTCACGTAATGATGAAAACCCAGATAACACAAGCCCATGCGAAATGGTACAATTTGTGATTTAGGGTTTAGTTCCAGTCCAAGGCTTTCAATCATCATTCGGATTGCTTCAAAAATTTCTCTGGCATCTTCTTTCGTTTTACAAATCACATAAAAATCATCGTTGTATCGTCCATAATATGGATTTCCAAATTCAATCGTTATCATCTGATCCAGTGAATGTAAAAGCAACAATGCGTACTTCTGATTTACCTGATTTCCTAATGGAAGCCCGGGATTACCTGTACTGTCAATAAACAAATGGTTTAACCAGACTGTAAAATCATCATCAAAGTAATAATCCAAAACATCTTTCATGATTTCATGGTCTATGCAATAAAAGTATTTGTGAATATCACATTTTACAATCCAACTATTCATTCCATTTCTTTTATAGAAATCCAACATTTGATTTCTTAACCCGTCCATTGCCATATGTTGCCCTTTTCCTTGCTGCCCGGCAGTGTTCCATTTAATCAGGATATTTTCAAGTTTCGGTGTCAGAATGTAATCAGAAAAGCATCTCTGCACTACTTTATCCTTAAATGCACATGATTCTATCGTTCGCTCTTTTGGCT